ATGCTTAAAACAGCATTAGATGCTAAAACAGCAAAACTAGATAAAAAGCTAAAGATGATCGAGCTGCAACTTAAAAAAGAAAAAATGGACAAGGATAACAGCACAGGCGACGACGGTATGATCAACGGCGAAGGCTATGTTGTTACGGATAGAAACAGTCTACTAGAGAAGCTTAAAGGTTTAGATAAAGATAAATAACATATAATAGGATATGCACAATGCAAACACGTTTTCAAGAAATACTAAATGAGTCTAAGAAGACCTACAGTTTTAAAATTGGCATTGCTGGTGAATTACCAGAAAACTGTGCTGACAGTATTAAATCTTGTTTGGAAAAGTATAGTGTTGCTTCTATGTCTGCAGGTAAAAAGACTCCTATCCAGGAGCGTCCATTAGATTTTCCACAACTAGAAAATATGGAAGTTACTTACTACGAAGTTGAACTAAATTATCCTACCACACAGCAAGTGTTACAAGAGTACATCGGACAATGTTGCAACATTAATCAAGCTCGTAAAGAACGTGAGCACAATCCAAGTGCAGCGGCACCGGAGGCAAACTAAAATGGAAATGAAAAAACTACTAGAATCAATGAAAGATATTGAGGAATGTGGCACAAATGAAGGGATGCCAATGGTACCTAATATGCCGCCACAGCCAGAAGATAAAGGCAATCCTGTATCAATGAATGTATCACTTAATGCAAGTGGTAAAGAGCATGTTGAAGATTTGATAAGCATGATGAAAAATGCAGGTGTAGGAGGAGCAAAAAAAGTAACTCCTGACATGATGCCAATGCGTACTGACATGGAAAGACTGCGCGATATTGTTGACGGCCCAGAAGACATGGACGACCTAAAGCCAGGCATGCAGAATGAACCTTGTCCAAAGTGTGGCAAAATGCACATTGGTGCAAGTAGTTGTATGGACGACATTGAAATGGATGACGAGACAATTGCTGAATACGATAACGAACCAGATGAAGACTATGGCACTATAGACGATGTAATTATTTCAGGCGACGATTTACACAAGAAAAAGAAAGCATATCCTAAAGCGCAAGATGGCGATAATGCAATGAGTTTGGAAGACAGCATTAGAGAAGAACTGTACAAAGAAATTACAGAAAAAATGGCCGAAGGACGCGGTAAGAAAAAAGATAAAAAAACTACAGAAGGACGCGGCAAAGTTATGGCAAGCAGGGGTCGTGGTAAGAGCAACGGCAAATTAATGGCAGGCAGAGGACGCGGCAAATTAATGGCAGGCAGAGGCCGTGGTAAAAAATAAATAATAATAAATATTTTTTTATTTCAAATAGGCTCTTAGGAGCCTATTTTTTTTGTAAATAATTTTATGACAGATTGGACAAAATATTTTGAACACATAAAACCTGTTTGTCCTTGGAGCGGTGCCGCCTGGAAAAAAGGCGAAATTAAAATTATTCCATGGACAGGCTTGACTGAAGAACTAGGAAACAATCAAGCTATAGTTTATATATGCGAAGGTTATAATCGTAGACGTTTAAAAAAGTTGTGTAAAAAATATGCAGTAGACGAACAGTACGAATGGTTATGGAGCGAACCAACACATGGTGTTTATGCATCTCCTGTGCCTGTTCTAATTCAACAGGATAGACGAAAACTATTTGATCTTAGATTTGACACTGGTTACTATGACGATATAATAGGTTAAATAGTATTATGAGCAAATCACTTGACGGTGTTTTAACAAAAAAAGCACACAGTAAGGAACAATATACCAATACGCAAATAGAGGAACTTGCACGTTGCATGGATCCTAACGATGGCTATTTGTATTTTGCACAAAAATTTGCGTATATTCAACATCCTGTACGCGGAAAATTATTATTTGCTCCTTATGATTATCAGCTGAAACTGATGCACATCTATCATAATTATCGTTTCAATATCAATATGATGCCCAGACAAACTGGTAAAACCACGTGTGCTGCAATCTATCTTGCTTGGTATGCTATGTTCAACCCAGATCAAACTATTCTTGTAGCAGCACACAAATATACAGGTGCACAAGAAATAATGAATCGTGTACGTTATGTGTACGAGTCTTGTCCTGACCACATAAGAGCAGGCGTAACTTCATATAACAAACAATCAATTGAATTTGAGAACGGATCACGTATTGTTGCACAAACTACCACTGGCAATACTGGACGAGGCATGAGTATCTCGTTACTATACTGCGACGAGTTTGCTTTTGTGCAGCCTAACATTGCGGAAGAATTTTGGACATCTATATCTCCTACTCTAGCAACTGGTGGTCAAGCGATTATTACTAGCACACCAAACAGTGACGAGGATACATTTGCAACAATATGGAAACAAGCAGAAAATCGTTTTGACGAACACGGCAATGAAAGTGAATTAGGCATAAACGGCTTTAGGTCTTATGTTTCTAAATGGGACGAACACCCAGACAGAGACGAAGAGTGGAAAGCAGCAGAAATAGGACGTATTGGAGAAGAAAAGTTTAGACGAGAATATGGTTGCGAATTTTTAGTATTTGACGAAACACTTATAAACAGTATAAAATTAGCCACAATGGAAGGCAAAAGTCCAACACTAAATATGGGGCAAACACGTTGGTACAAACAACCCACTCCGCAACATAGCTATGCAGTTGCACTTGACCCTAGTATGGGAACAGGCGGCGACTACGCAGCAATACAAGTGTTCGAATTGCCAACCTACGAACAGGTTGCTGAATGGCAGCACAATCAAACTGCTATTCCCGGACAAATTAGAGTCTTGGCGGACATATGTAGGTATATAGGAGACCAATCAGGAAGTAACAATGTGTACTGGAGCGTAGAAAACAACGGTATAGGCGAAGCAGCATTGATAGTTATCAATGACTTTGGAGAAGAAAACATACCAGGCTTGTTTGTGAGTGAACCTATACGCAAGGGCCACGTGCGAAAATTTCGCAAAGGCTTCAATACTACACATGGTACTAAAATATCAGCGTGTAGTAGACTGAAAACAATGATTGAAAACGATAAAATGCAAGTGCATTCTAAACCGCTGATAACAGAGCTTAAAAATTTTGTGGCTACAGGAAGCAGTTACACTGCCAAAAGTGGTACACACGATGACTTAATTAGTGCAACGCTACTGGCTATTAGAATGATGACTGTGCTCAAAGATTGGGATCCAAGAGTGTATAATACATTTAATCTAGCAGAACACGATGATAACTATGAACCACCAATGCCTATCTTTATTAGCAGTAAGTATTGATAAATACAATATGAAAAACTTAGATTTAGTAGCAGAAGAATTATTTAACAAAATACGCGGACGCTTTCCAAGTGTGACTAT